CCAGTTCCTCCAGATGTAACGGTTGCATTTACAATTTTACCACCATCAATAACTAAAGATACTCTACCACCAGTTCCATCTCCTACAATTGCAACGTTATCATAAGTTCCATTGTTATAACCAGAACCAGAAGCAGTGATAACAACAGTATCAATTTCTCCTGCTACAGCATTACTTCCAACAGCAGAATCATTTAAAACTGGAATATAATCGGATGAGAAAAATTTTAGAACCTGAGCAACTGGAATTGTATACATGTACTTCCATCTATAACCATCAGCGGTAGTTACAATTGACGTTGAAGTTCCAGTTGGTTCAATTGTAGAAGGTTTTCCGTTGGGATCTGAAGGTGATGTTCCATTGTAAATGCACTTATAAACTTGATAAGTTGAGTTTACAACATAAAAGTCTGCATCATATAAACGAGTAGATCCAGAAGCAGCGGTTTTTGTTGGGGAATAGTCATGACGATACATGTCATAGATGAAACCTAAACCACCAGTGGTCTTTTCTGGTGGGGTCCAGTCAATTCTACGAACAACTTGAATAGTATCATTCGATAGAACTCTCTTTAAAGAGATCATATCATCATATAGATCGCTATATTCTTCAAAACTATCAATTGCTTGTGGTGGATTATTTTCGTTTTCCCATGGTTGGGGTCTGCCAATAAAAATATACAGGCGATCCCTATCCGATCCAGCAACTAAGTCGGTTGCTTCTGGATCTGGTCCTTCTAATGATTTAATAAATTTTTCCGCCGAATAAATTCGGAATTGATCTGTAAGAAGTGCTGACATTAATTTATCCCAAGAAGTTTATGATTCCCTATACTATATTTAGTTATTAAAATTCATCATTTCTAACTCTGGTTAAGTAATCTATGGAAAGAATCCTCCACGACCCTCCATTATCTCCTGTTACCTTTTCTCCACCTAGAATTGCCTGCACAACACCACCAGATCCAGAACCAGAAGTAAATGTTATTGTTGGCGCAGTTTGATAACCATAACCACCAGATCCAACAGTAAGAGATGTTATCTGATCAGCTGTTAATTGTGCAGTTGCATCAGCATCTACAATTGAATCTGGGATGTTTACTGTTATTGGAGTTGAATATCCATTTCCAGTATCTAATACTCGTATATCAACTATAGTAGAATCGGAAGAAAATTCGTATAAGATTCCTTTCAATGGATCTGCTGTATCATATGGCACTGGATCTTCTACTACTAATATATGATTATTAGGATCCCAAGAAACTACAGTTGCTTCAATTAAAGATTCGACTCCAGTTATAGTCTCACCTACAGTGAAGTCAATACCATTGTAATTATTAGCATTTCTCATATCCATTGTTATCTGTATTAGAGCATCATGCGACACACCCTCATTTAGACCTCCTGCATCACTAACAGTTGCAATCTTAAATGGAACACTAGAATCTTTTATTTGATCACCAGATTCAAATAAAGTGGTATTAGTTCCACCAGTGGTTTCTTCAATACCATATAAAGTAGAAGCATTTCCAGAGTCTAAATTTATTTGATTGTTATAAGCAGTTCCAGTGTTAACTAGATCTGGATATCCATCCCCAGCACCATCTAATTCATCATCATCTTCAAATGCTTTATCCACCAAAACTGATGGTGGATCTGTTAATCTGTAGATAATAGATCCTTCGGTATCAATTATAACATGTGGCAATTCAAAAGTATCTGACGATTCTGCAATTCCTCCGTCGAACACAACTGCGGATTTTTCACCAGGAGTTCCAGCATCTATAAAAGCAAGCTCATCAATTCTAAATACTACAAATAATTCTCTTGTTTCTGGTCTCCAATCATATACTATTGCAATTTTACTAGTGGCAGATTCCTGGGTTCTAATAACTCTATCACCAATATTAAACTCATATGCACTGATTCCAGTTTCTGGATCATTTTGAGTGTTATCTAAAACTACTCTTTGATCATATCTGAAGTTTAATCCTCTAGTGCATCCAGTCAATCGATTGGCATCTTTTCCAGTATATCTAATTAATTCTTTTTCTAATAAAACAACACCACTACCACTATACGGATCGGTATTAGATAGATAAATTGAAGTATCCGATCTTCCGATATTCTTTGTTATTCCAGATAATTGGAATACTTCCAAATCGTATGATTGCCTATTTCTTGATTTTCTTTTTAACTTTGCCTTTCTAGCAAAAACGACAGACGGAGGTGATGTGTATCCGTATCCAGGATTTGTAACAACTATCTCTTGAATTGAACCTTGATTGATAATTGCTTTTCCTTTTGCACCCAATCCTCCACCACCAACGAAAAGAACGTAAGGTGCATCAAGATAGAATTGGCCAGAATTGGATATAGTGACGTTACTTGATACTATACCTTTAGCATCAATTTCCGCAGCACCAGTCGCTCCAGATCCACCACCACCAGTTATGGATAAGAATGGCGGTGTTTCATAATCTCTACCTGTATTTAAAATAGATAAACCTGTTACTGCTTTGGAAACTGCTCTTACTATTGCCCCGCCACCAACAGCACCTAAAACATTTGCATCAACATCATAAAAATGCTTGTCACCATTTTTGGTAACTTGTATATAGTCAATTTCACCATTTTCCTTTAAAATAATCTTAGCAGCAGCGGGATCTGGTACATCTTCTCCAACAGGAACATCTGGAGTAAGTTCCACTCGGAGAGGATTATAACCTTCACCACTATCTAAAACCTTTATTGCAACAATTTTTCCACCAACAATTACAGGCTCTAAAACAGCTGCTCTGGTTGGTGTACCTGCATTTCCAATACTTAAAACTGGTGGATTATCGGGATCATACCCAGATCCCCCGTCAATAATGATAACGGAATCAACTCCTAAGTCATCATTAAAGACAGGTGAAATAGATGCCCCGCTTCCAGGTATAATTGCCATTTATTTTTATCCTTTATACTATATTTAGACCGAAATAGATGTAACTTCAATGATCATGTTTGCGCCTCCAGTGTGCGAAATTAGATTTCCTGGTATTGTAAATCTTTGACCAACATAGTAATTATCACCACCATCGACAATATAAATTACTGGTTGTCCAGGGGCATTCCATACAATAGTAACCACAATTCCAGTACCAGGTATACTATAATTATCTAATAAATCAGTCCACCTTCCATCCGAATTCACTTTTGTGAAACCAGTAACAGAACCCAATTCTGTAATAACTTGAACTTCTGCATATGCATATCCACTTCCTCTATTAACAACATCCACCCTACTAACTCCAACAAGAGCTTTTGCTTGAGCATCAAATCCAGTTGAAGAGTCAAATGAAACTGTGGGTCTAGATGTATAACCATCTCCACTTGAGGTGAGTTGCAACTTACTTACTCTACCAGTGACTAAGTTTGATAGAGCTTCAGCATTTCTACCTAGAACAGATCCAAGATAATCAAATGTTACAAGTGAGTTGGAAGATTCGATAAGAGCAACAGTTCTATCTTGATCCTCTCCTTCAATTTCTAATACATCTCCAGATTCAATAGGAGGAATTATTTCGGCAGCAATAACGTCAGCATCAGATCCAATGTAAGAGAATGCAACGAAAGTTGATCCTGCTCTAGGAACTTCTGCAAATATAATTCTAGAACCAACTAACTCAAATGCGACTCCAGGTTCCTGAACAACACCATTCAAGGAAACAATAATGTTATTTTCTGGTTTGATAGTAGTTGAAGAAACACCAGAAGTAATTGTTAATGAATAGAACACTTCATTCAGTTTTAAGTTAAAGCTACTTCTCAGAGAATCGAATTCGAAACTAATGTCATCCAACTGACGTAATTTACCAATATATACAGCGTGGAATGATGCTCCTAAATCTGGCGCTTCAGCAAATTGAATAGTATCACTGAATACAGTATACGAAGCTATAGGTGGTTGTAGAATACCATTTACAAATACTAATACGTGTCCATCTGAATCTGGGAAGAATTGATCTCCATTATTAGAAGTCAACTTAAATTCAGTTTGCTGCCCATCAAATCCTAAGAATGATCTTGATATACGACCTACAATAGGAACTGAAGTTACAATAGCAGATCTGTAGTCATTATTGGAAATTAATTGAGCATATTGATTTATATCACCAACAACATTAGTTAAATATAACCTTGTATAATTACCAACATTCGCAACTTTTTGTACAGTTGCATATCCCTCAGATGAAATAATATTAACATTAGTGATAGTACCAATTCCGTTGGGGAATTGATCAGTTGGATTATCATAGTGATATAAAATTTGACCATTTGAATATACAGATCCTTGGATATTTCAAACGTACAGATAAGCAGTAGAAGATGTTAAAATATCAAATCCTAGAATATATGATGAAATTGCAAAATTCGTACTATTGAGTACAGTATCTCCAATTGGGAAAGTATTATCATCTGGATCATATGAAATTGTTAATTTGTAAATTGATTGTGATTGTACAATATCACCAATACCTACGTCAGTAGATCCTTCCTGTATTACATCAATATATTGTGAACTTATTGAAGAATATACCTTTCTAGTAACGATGAATTCTCCTTGGAGAGATTCTGTTTCTAAAGTTAATTTACCTCCAGTATTAGACAATACTGGGCTGATGTTATATTCAAAATTGGTTGAAGTTAAACTTGCATTTGAATATAGACCCTTTACATATTGACCAGAATCAAATGAACCGATTAAATCTATTAATTGGATTCTATTTTCAATAGAATCGATTGTGGCAGTAAATCCTGCATCATTTATTAATGTGTTAGAAACTGTAAACGATCCACCAGTAATTTTTACATCGATATAACTTATAAATTCTCCATTTTCAACAGATTCAATTACGCAAGTATT